CGAACCAATCACAGCTGACACGGCAAGGATAATGGCGCGCCATTTCCCAAGGAACGGCACCCATTGAGCCAAATTCAATATCGTATGCAGCAATTGAAAGAACTTTCTCATACTGCTTTCTTTTGCAGCGCAGCGTAAACAGCTCCGAGCAACTCGACAGCTTCAGCCGCTTGGATGTCTTTTAATTCAGCAAGAACTTTGTCTGAACCTTTCACGCCCTTCACAAGCTTTTCTCTGAATTTCTCATCTGAAACAAGTTTACTTCCGAGTGCAATTGCGTCGGTGAAGTCAAGTCCATCTTTTGCAACCACGGCGACCAGAAGTCCGAGTTCAATCAATGCCACAAGTGCTTCTTTTGTTTCTTCGATTCCTACTTGGCTCATTTCGTTCCCTCCAATTTGTAAATACGCTGTTCAAGTTTCTCGATTGTTTTGTCTTGGTTCGTTACTTTCTCGACAATGACGGCAAGCTTAACAGAAAGGTCTTGTAATCCGATTTTCGTCTCCCGCATGAACTCCACGCCCTGAATTAAAAAGAACGCAAGGATGCCGCGAATCACCCAATCGACCATTCCTTTGAAGTCCAAGTCCATCATGCACCTCATTTTGCTAAGGTACTGCCCACCTTAAAGTTAACACATCGTGAACGGGTTGACCTGTCTTTGCATTGACGCCCGGCTTTGCGTATCCCATGGCTTGAGAGATTATCGCCTCGGCTGCAAGCGCCTCCGCTTTGCTTTGCGATTAGAGCGAGAGCCTCTGATTCACTTAAAAGTGGTACGTCATGGTATCGCCGCTCCTATCGCCGTGATTAGTGTCGACACACGAGCATCCAGCAACGCAAGGTCAATGCTTGCACCGAGAGAATAAAATGCTAGAGGTTTCGATTCAAAGATACTGGCAGTCCCGGTAAGGTTTCTAGCCGACACAAATATGTCAAAGCTAGAAGATGCGACAGAAGTCAAGCTGTAAGTCCCGACTACACCGTTGCTTGAAACGCTAATATCGGTCGATGTGCTTCTGCTCGCTCCCATAAAACCGGTTGCGTTACTAGGTGATACAGACGCACCGCCAGAAGAGTTTAGCGAAAAGTTAATGGCAGACCCTTCACCAAGTATTTGGGTAAATCTGTTTGGAGAGAGTCCTATGGCGCCTAGCATTGCTTTGCCACTACTTAGGCCATTTGGCACATATATTGAATAATGCTTATCGTTTTGACCGTCAGCGTCATCTTGTCGGTTTGTGTTCAAATATTTCGTGCTTCCATCTCCGGTAAGCCCAGTCTTGCGGTCATAGTCACCAGCCACGAAATTGAAGTTGGTTGGAGCTGTTCCTTTCAACGGAACAAGAGCACCGTCCAACGTGCGAGCGCCCGCAAGAATACAACTTGATTTAATGGCGTCCCAGATGCCATCAGTTTTGCAACCAACGATGAAATCATTGATGGCTGATTTTACACCAGCCTCAAGTGACACACCATCTGCATTTTGCACGCGGTCAATATAAATCGCAGCATCTAGGTCTAGTTTTTGTTGTCCGGTAATGAGCCACTTCATCGCAGCACCTCCGCTTCACTAAAAAGTAGTACGTTCATGGTATCGCCGCTCCTATTTGTGTAATCAAAGTAGAAACGCGAGCGTCTAGCAAAGCGAGGTCGAGAGCCTCGCCGATCGAGTAGAATGCTAGTCTGTGGGTGCCATATATAGATGGTGTGGTTCGTGCGAAAACTCCAATATTTGCGTTTGCTACGGAAGTTGAAGCTATTACTTGAGCGGTCGTTACTGAGTTCACTCGATAGTCATAACCAGTAGAAATATTTCTGCTCCACCCAATAAAGTCGTTATCTGTCGCCGCTCCGGAAATCACTGCGTTGGCTCGGCTCTGTGTAATTAAATTCGATCCGTTTGTGTACATTTCTGAATCATTCGTTCCAATTAAATATCGTACACCAACCGTCGATCCTGTTTCGGTTTTGTATACCGAAAGGTGCATATTGTTTAGAGTTATCCCCTGTTCGTTGTCTTTTATATTCGCGTTTACATACTTTGAAACCCCATCCCCAACCAGTCCCGTCTTCCGGTTGTAATCTCCCGAGACGAAATTGAAACTTGTTGGTGCAGTCCCCACCAGCGGCACCAATGCTCCATCGAGAGTCCTCGCGCCAGCAAGAATACAACTCGCCTTTATAGCATTCCAAATACCGTCAGCTTTGCAACCGACGATGAAGTTGTTTACAGCAATGCGGACAGCGGGCTCAAGCGCTTGTCCGTCTGCCGCTTCTACAGCAGTAAGGTAAGCATTGGCATCTGGGTCTTGGTAGGTCTGACGCAATATCAATTTTCCGGGAACGCCTGCGTATCCCGGTCGCCATCTCAAACCCATTACGCACCTCGTGGTTCAGGGCGAACATAGCTCAATATTTCTTCAGGTCGAGATGGCGCTAACAGTTCAAAGCTTACTAGCAAATTGACGCCATCGACTGCACGCGAATCATCAAGCGCAACATATGGCGATGCGAACAATTCGTCCAAAAGATACTTAACTTGTGCCGCTTTAGTTTGCTCATCAATCGATGCATCGGGAGCAGCTACGCTTGCAGCAAGGATGTCACTGTATTCTTGTGGTGTAAATCGTCCCACGAACGCTGCCGAAGTGACAACACCGATATCGTTACTGTCGGCAAAACGTCGCCCATCTTGTTCAAGCAATAAGCTGCAATATGCCTCAGGAGACATACTTGCTGAATTGGCAGCAACAACAAGACCATCCAAAACTCGTTTCTCAGAAATTGTAACCGTCAATGAATCGAGAGCCATTTATTTCTCCTTCGAGGCAATGTCATAAAAAAAGCTTGTTATCAACCGATTCGCCAGCTTGTTCCGTCGCAGTATACTGGAACCACATTCGAACCACCTTGAGCGACGACCGACGCGAAGGTTGTGTCGTTTGCATCGTTAACAAAGCCACGTGTACCAGCGCCTACGGTTGCAGGTAAAGGCAAAGCCGACACGGCAACTGGAACCTGCTTGATATAGCCAGTGCCGGAAGAGCCGTTGGTTACTTTGACGACGCCTGCGGAGTCGCGGGACAGGGCAACATCAACTCCAGTGTTAATGTTAGTACCAGTCGTGAAGCCAACCTTTGCTCGATTGGCAATTGTTATGAGGCTATACTCAACACGCAAAGGCACTGTATCAAGAGAACCTACGCCAGAAATATCAACACTGCCTCCGCCACCTGTACCCGTATAAAGGGCAACACGAGAACCACTATATTTGATTTCGTTATCTCTAACCTGAACTGCGCTAACCCCACCAACCTGCAGATCCAGCAGGTTGCTACCAGCTGCACTTGCAGTATTAGTTACATTTAGCTTTAGTCCAGTGAATGTTGTGGCTGCATTATTCCATGTCTGACTAAGATTGATGATTGGCGCATCTGTCGTAACGGTTTTTCCGCCAACGGTTAAGGCGCCTGCCGCGTCGTCATAGGTTAGACCACTGTCGCCAGCTTGTACGCCGGATGAATTGTAAGTGACTTGACCGCTTGAACCTGCAACCAAGGCAACCGTACCGCTCGCATCTGGGAAGCTGATAGTTCTATCCGTTGTCGGCGTTATCATTTGCAGCGTTGTCGTATTCACGCCGCCGTCATCGAGAGTGATATCACCGAATATTTGCGCTGAGCCACCGTCGCCTGTGCTTGCTCCGACTGTGAGCGCGTTCGTCGTTTTGTCGAACGTTAGCCCACTGTCACCACCGAAAGCACCACCGTCATTGAATTGTACTTGTGTGTCTGAACCTCCGGGAGTGCCACCACCGCCGGTTTCTACGAGGTCAAGATTTCCTGTGAATGGGTTAAACTTATATGCCATTGTTCACTCCTCAGCTTTTAGTCACAGAAATAAGGTCTGTTCCCGAATACGCAAGTGTCAGCGTTCCGACGATAGTACCAGTCGCTCCGCCCGTTCGGTATTCGACACTCGTCAGATTTCCACCCGTGTAACCCAACGCAATATAATCATGGGCTGGAATCGACAGGCCAGAAATTTCCGAGAAGTTATCAACCGACGTTGTAACAGCCGACGCTCGCAATTCCGAATCGGTCAACGGACCTGTGACCGCTTGTGTCGCGGGGAAGTTATCAACGGATACCGTTCCCTCAACCTCGGCAGTCAAAGCACCGCTTGGGTTAACTTTCACATTGACGTATCCACCACCGCCACCCGTTGTAACTCCGGTAATCACTGAGCGTGAAAGAGCCGCCAACGTATTGTCCGTGATTGTCGCCGTCACTGGTTCAAGGTCACTTGTCGAACCAGCTGCCCAGCAAGCCGTGTACATCTTAAGGTCAGTTGCGTCAGCTGATGCTTTTGCCACTTCGAGAGTTATCGGCAAGTCAGGGTTAGCGATTGAAGGGTTAACGTCGCTGTTAGGTTGCTTGATGTTGTGGAAAACAACCCAAGAACCATCGGGCGAATAGGCTTCAAACAAGATGTTAGCCGAGCCGAGCCATGCGAACCGAATGCGGAACAGGTTTGATTTTGTCAGGTCAATCGCCTCAGGAGCTCCGTCACGTGTGAATACGGAGCTCACATTTGCATCTAGCAAGTCTGAATTGAATGACGTGCGCGGTATGAATGTATCAACGCCGCCGACTCGTTTCGTGATACCGAAAGTGAGCCCTGAATAGCCGATATAAAAACCATCGGCAGCGTCATACAAGCCAATACGCTGAAAGCTGTTAGCGGATGTCGGCAAAGTAAATGCAGCAGTAAACGCTGCATAAACTTCATGCAAAGGTCTGTACTTTGTTGTGAGAACTGAAACCGCTTTTGCGCTTGCGGTTGCGGCTACGCTTGTCTCGTAAATCGCATGACCGTTCGAATAGCTGACCGCTCCACCAGTTTCAAAAGTGTTCGTGATAATCCCAGCCGATGGTGCTTCTTTGAAATTGACTTCAAGCTGATTATTTCTTTGACCGATGATGGTGGTTTTGAAAACATCCAGCGCTGCGGGAACGTCAACCGAAATCGGTGGAATTACAATCGGTGGAATCGTAACAGCAGCATCGACTATCAACGCTCCGGTTGCCGGATTGGTCTTGGCGACGCGAGTAACTCCATCCTCGCCCTTGGTGACAATCTGAACCTGCGGAACGTAATTGTCTTGGAATGTGGTTTCTCGGTATTGCTTTAAGGTTTCCGTGGTCATTGCTGCGCTCCTTTTAAATATTTACAACGACTATACCGACTGCTCCGCTAAAGTTATAATCGTCCGGTTGTGGATAATATAATACGCTCCCATCGGCATTTAATGCTAAATCTAATGTGTCACCTGTGTCTTTAACGGTAGTAATCGTTTGAACCGGTACATTGGAATTGCCTCTGAAGATATAAATGTAGGAATTAACATTACTAGCTGTCGATATTCGTCGAGTAAGCGCAATTGTTGATCCGTCGGCTGAAATCGCCATGCGAACCGGACTTGCACCAGTTATAGTGTAGTCAGTTATTTGTGAGCCGGTGTTTGTGTCAATTAAATACCCTTTCGTGTTATCCCCGATAATAAGACGCGAACCATCGCCACTGATTTGCATTTGCGATAAGAAATAACTCGGTGCGCTTATATTTCTTATGAGTGAACCAGTGACCGCGTTGAACACAAAAAAGTTTCGAACATAACTAAACGTGTTTGCATCGTAATAATACCGACCAATGACCACCTTACTTCCGTCTTGTGTAAACAAGACATCGAATCCGAAGTTTCTAAGTTGGGGCGCTGTTCCATCCGGATCAGTTATCGTGGTTATTAAAGCTCCGGTGCTAGTGTTGTAAATATAAACTCGACCGAAATAAAGCGAGCCGACTTTGTAATATGTAGCTGCAATAGCAATGATTGAACCGTCACCGGATAATGCTATACCGGTGCCGAAGTAATCCTCTGCGACGCGAGGGTTATTTATAGTCCTAAGCAAGTTTCCTTTTATATCGTAAACTTCTACCACTCCGGTATCGGAATTGAAACGAGGCCAGCTTCTAGCTATTTTCGACCCATCGGCACTGATCGCGTATGGTCCCCAAGTATTGTTATTGGGAATTGTGGATATTACTTCTCCATTGGCGCCGTTCATTACATAGTCGACGGCAGGAAATAAGTTGTAAAAACCATATGTCGCAATAACTCCACCATCGGCTGATACTTCAATTTCTCTCGGAAAAGGAGTCCCTGCATTTAAATTTGATGGCACGATATTTCTATTCTCTAAAGATAATTTTGTTGTGATTGGTCTAAACATTATCACCTCATATCTTTAGTAACAGCGCCGAAAATTTCTCCACCGATTTTTGTGAAGGTATAAATATCTCGACTGCCAGAGTTTGCCGTTGGCGTCGGAATCACTCCGCTCGGCCACTTAATCGTCGGTGACCAAGTGAGAGTGTAAACCGATCCGGTCGATGTGACCACCAAGGTAAAGGTTTGACCTTCGGCGAGGTTGTCGAGCGTGATGGTCGCTGTACCGCCAGTCTTGAGTGCAATGCTTTTGAGTGAGCAATCAATAGTCTCGTTGCCAGCCGCCGAAGCAGATTGTGCAGGTGACTCGATGCGAGCATATCCGTAAATTTTCTTCATGTCGGTGTCGCCGGAAACACCGAGCTTCACAACGTCATCAAGGAAGGGTTGCCACCAAGCAACATCAGTGACTGCGTGGTTCTCGTTCGTGTTTTGAATCGACTTGTAAATCACGCCCCCATCTTGAACGAACGAACCGAGATGATATTCGGTGCCGCTATTCCATTCGGGTATGCCTTGCTGAAAAAGGTAGGCGAGCTGATACGACCAAAGGTAATTGAGTGCATTGCTGTCTTGCAAAGCGGGAGCGTTGTTATTTACAACCGCCGACTTCCAACCTTCAAGGTAAGCATTGAGCGCCTGAATGACGGCAGGGTCTTTTGAAAACAAAGGTGTCCCAGCTTTCAATGAACCGAACTGTGCTATGTTGTCCGTTGCGACTACGTTGTCGCCGAATATCTTTTGCTCAGAGCGTAGAATTTTTGCCATGGTGATT